CAGAATCCCCCTTTCTTCTTGGACTGCGGTTCCTCGCGTTCACGGCGGCGCATTTCAGCAGACTGTTGGTCTGTGTCATAAATAGCGCCATTTTCCTGAATGCAATACACCGTGCCGGTATTGCCATGACGATTGAGACGGAGGATTAGTTCGGTTTCACCAGGTGGAACACTGTCATCAAAAGCACCTTCACGATGGATCCCAACCCAATAATCGCAATCCTGTTCAATCTGCCCTGTATCTCGAGAGTCACTTGGTAATGGGCGTTTATTGGTTCTGCTTTCCAGTGCGCGGTTAAGCTGCGTCAGAAGCACAACAACGCAATCAAGCTCTTTGGCAAGGTTCTTCAGTCCTTTGGTGATCATGCCGTAAGCAAGGTCGTTGCGATCGGCCTTTTCAGCGGTCATTAGTGTCAGGTAATCGACCAGAATCATGCCAACACATCCGTTTTCTCGCTTGATTCGACGGCTTTCGCTGACGATTTGAGCCAGAGATAATCCCGGCGTGTCGTCGATGTAAAGCAGGTCGATTTCACTCAAGCGATTGGCTGTTTCGATCGCCCTGTTGAAGTCACTATCGTAATCACCCTGATAGCCGTCATCAGCGTCATTTGTCGCCGGTAGGTAAAAAATATTCGGGTTAACACCTGACTTCTGCCCTACTAGTTTTTCCAGTATCTGGTCACCTGGCATTTCAAGGCTGAACATCAGGGCCGGCTTTTTCTCATGCACTGCGCAGTTGATTGCCATCTGGCTGTATAGCGTCGTTTTCCCCATCTTAGGGCGAGCGCCAATGACGAACAGCGAGCCTTTCACCAGACCTTTCGGTGACAGCATCCTGTCCAGCGATGAGATCCCTGTGCTCATTCCTCGTTGTTCGCCTGATGGGTCAAATCGCTTCTCAAGGTCGCTGACCCAATCTTCCATAACCTCACCAAATGAGCGAAGGCCGCGACGCGATCCGGTTTTTGCATGGTCTGTCAGTTGCGTGAAAATCGCCTGAATAGCTTCGTACTTCTGCGTTGCAGTCATCCCGTTGCGGGAATAGAGCAATTCCGTCGCTTCAGTCATGCGGTTGATGGCGTAGCGTTCCATTGCTGTTTCGCGAACCCGCATTGCATAGGCAACGACGTTTGCTGCGCTTGGCGTGTTCTTTGCGATATCAGCGATATAAGCAAAACCGCCAACTGACACCGTTAACGATTTACGCTCCAGTTCATCGAAAAGCGTCAGGCCATCTACTGGCTTTTGCTCCCGGTGCATTCTGGTTATTTCTTCGAAAAGGATTTTGTGTGGTCGGCTGTAAAATGAATCAGGCTTCAGCATCGCCAGAACTTTCTGGACGCGCTCACTGCTGTCATCATCCAGAAGCAATCCACCAATCACCGCCTGCTCTGCCTCGATGCTATGGGGCGGCGCATAAAAATTATCGGTCATCGTGTTCACCCTCACGAACTTTCAGGTAGGTATTATCGTTAAGCAGGAAATCAAATCCCTTTTTGTGCCAGACGGTTCCGCGTTGATGGTTTTGGCGCTCTTCGAACATCCATCGGCAATTTTCGCCTACGTAGCTCAAATAATTTCTCCAGTCCTGCATCGTGAACCCATGCCCGTCAAGTTGGCGTGTTATCACTCCGGCTTTTCGCCAGAAAGTTCGGATCTGGTTTTTACGTTTGTCATTCAGTGCGCGAACCCTGGAAGCTTCAGGAAGTAATTCGTGGTAAGCATCGACAACATCCTGACAACTGAGAGCCGATTTTTTCTTGTCAGGATTTTCGTCTGCTGCGGTACTCTCTAATACGTTAGTATTAGAGATATTAGTTATATTATTGTTTATGGACAATCGTTGGACATCCGTTGGACAACATTTGCTGTGAGCCGCGTCATTACTGGTGTTTGCGTTGGACATCCGTTGGACATCCGTTGGACAATTTGGAGCCTGAAAATCATCATATTTCAACACTGTTATCAGGCTGAATTTTCTCCCTTTCGACTCGATACGAATCATTCCATTCCCTTCAAAAGAACGAAGCAAACTTTTTACTTTGTTATCCGGGATGAATGTTTCACTTACCAGTTTTGGCCGTCCGGTAATTAGCTGTCCTCGCTCAACCAACATCTCACCAATGTCGGTATTTACGACTGCCGGAGAGTGATTGGCTTTCAGTATCAGATGCAGGAAAAGATGCACAGCCTGAGAATCCTTGTATAGCTTGCTATCCATGAATTGGCGGTGAATCAAGGCAAACCCCTTACCGCCATTTGTACGCGGCTTCTGGAGCCTTCTGGCCTCTCTGGCTTCGGCTAGATTGGATATGTTACTCATGACCTTTCCTCTTCAGTATTAGCTTCACTTTTTCCAACTCAGCCCGGAATCGACCAGGCTGTTTGAAGCTGGATAAGAACCGATCACGTAGTATGTTTTTGTGTAATTTGTCCTGGTCAGGACTGAGTTGTTTTGGCATAATTACTCCTGTGGATTGATCCAGTCTTTCTACATCAGGCCTCGAAGAATTCGCCGTTCTTCGGGGCTTTTTCTTTTGTCAGGTAGGTAGCAAGTCGCCTGGTGAGCTCTGCCATTTCCTCGTCTTCGATTCCATACTCCAGAACCGCAAGCATCATGCTGACCTGAGAGAAGAAACCGTTCTTCCATCGGCTTACCTGGTATTCAGGAACACCCATAGCTTTAGCGAATGTCTTCTGTCCCATCATGGCTAACTTGTTGAGTAAAGTGGACTCAATGCGAGCCACCTTCTTGCTTTTAGTTGCAACTACGTTCATTCAAAATATTCCTTAGAAATTAGATAGAGTTGGATTCGCAAATACACGCAAATCCGCTTAATAGATTTACCGCGTTGTCGGCGGTTCAGATTGGTAAAGAGCGTTGATACTTAACTTGCTGCCAGTAAGTCGGCTAAATCAGGACGAAGTTCTCTGGCTTTAATTCTTCCTCCTGTAGCTTTTACGATTGCTGCCACATACTTAGCGTCAATGCCGCCACCATGTAACCAACGCCATACAGTTGGCTGCTTAACTCCACACAAAGAGGCGAGTTTTTGCTGGCTTCCTGCAATGGCAACAGCTTTTTGTATTGCTTTGTTAGTCATTGCTTATTCCCTTTCGTATAACACACAACAAATAATAGCAATGAGTATTAACCAAAGCAATAGCAAAACGTGTTTTGACCATTAATACGCAAGCGTATAAATTGAATATTATGAAAAAAGAAACTCTCTCTGACCGTCTCAACAAGGCAATGGAACTGGCTGGTATGTCTCAAGGTGCTCTCGCTAAAGCGTCAGGCGTTGCTCAGCCAACGATCTGGCGTTTGACAAGTGGAAACGCTCGTGGGTCAACAAAGATTGTTGAAATAGCAAACGCGTTAGGTGTTAATTCGGAATGGTTGTCTACCGGGATTGGTCCTATGAAAAAAGATGGAACTACTCCGATAAACGCATCTCCATCTTCGAACACATTTAAAATCGATATCCTAGATCTTGAAGTTAGCGCGGGTCCTGGCGTTATCAATCGAGAATTCGTGGAAATACTCCGCTCGGTTGAGTATTCGCAGGATGATGCCAGACACATGTTCGATGGTAGAAAGGCTGAAAATATCCGCATCATAAATGTGCGCGGGGATAGCATGTCAGGAACTATTGAACCAGGAGATTTGTTGTTTGTAGACGTAAGCATCAAAAACTTCGATGGAGATGGGATATACGCCTTCCTCTATGACGATACTGCACATGTTAAGCGGCTCCAGAAGATGAAAGATAAACTATTGGTCATATCTGATAATAAGAGTTATTCAGCTTGGGACCCAATTGAAAGAGATGAAATGAATAGGGTTTTTGTCTTTGGAAAGGTGATTGGAAGCATGCCGCAGACATATAGGAAGCACGGTTAGCCAGCCAATGGCCTGATGAGATATTCGGGTGATGATGGATAAGGGATGTTTGGGTGATAGTGATTGTGTGAAACAGGTCGCAGAAATGCGGCCTTTTTTATTGAGTGTGAATCTTGACCAGACACATCAAGACTTGAGTCTTGCATATGAATCAATTCCTGGATAAACTCGATCTGAGTCAACAACTTAGAGAGAGTGCAAATGGCAGAATCAAACGTTAGCGTACAGGCATTCAAGGGCTTCCTTGAAGAGCTTATGTCGCTGAACATAATGAAGGAGGCCACCGCTCGAAATTTAAAAAACTCATCCGCTCGCCTCTTAACGGTAGTCAAAGAAGAGGAAATGGATGATGTTACAAAGCTTGATGTGAATGAGCTTGCCGAGCGCTACATCAACGCAACTGAGCCAAAGCCTAGTGACAGCAGCATTACTGCGTATAAAAGCCGTATGGAAAGTGCGATTAAAAAATTTGTGGCTTACCAAGCTGGAGAGACAATCCCTTATATCCCTGTAGAGCGCCAAGAGGAGGAAGAAGAATTGGTTGAGTTAAAACAGCCAGTAGAGGTAAAGAGTGCTACGCCATCCTCTTACTCACTACCCGTAGTCATTCGCCCAGAATTAGGAGTCACAGTAACCATTAGCGGAATACCCACTGACCTTACAAGCGAAGAAGCCGAACGCATCTCTTCAATACTGAAGGTTTACGTCCGGCCTCATTAATGCAAAAGAATTCAGCACAATGTCAGACTGGGGAGTTGGACATTGATGCTGTTTAACCAGAGCCTCCAAAAAGGAGCCCTTGTTAAGGTACACAACGTTTGCGATGTAACCTTAGCGCGTCTGGTACATTTTTTCAAGCGGTTGTAGGGCTGCCGCTAACATGAGAAAAAACAGATGGCTACATACAATTTGAATGACCAGTTCGATCGAGAAGTTCATGTGAATGCCTATGAACGGATCAGGTATGGAAATCTTGAGCATGTGTGTGAACATTATCGCTCACGACCACACCGCTGGTAATCAAATCATCAACCCGGTCATAGCGCCGGGTTTTCTTTGCCCTACTCTTCCAGCAGCTTCACCGCCAACTCCATAACCTGAATCTGGTCAATATCCCACTTATCCAGCCCCTTAGCTAACTCAGTTCGTATCACGTCAGCTATAGCCACTCGCTTAGTCTCATGACCCTCCGCAACCATAGCAAACACGACATCACCGACAATCCTGCACATTTCCTGATAGCGCAACTGCGCCAGTTCCTCGTTTTTCACACAGATTCCTCGCTCGTTTTTTGTTCAGAACAGTATTGCATAGAGGATTTATAAAAATAAATTCATTTTGCTATCAACAACATAATAACAAAAACCATTAATTAATAGCAAAACGTATTGATATGAATAATACTCAATGCTATTGTTTAGCCATCAGCAGGACGCTGGTAGCCAAACGGAAAGGCAACGCTCTTTAACTTCGATGATGCGCTGACAAAGCGCGAACAAATACCAAACGAGATGGGTTTGGCGGTGTGTAGCTCAGCAGGTAGAGCGGATTCGTGGGCTAAGCCGTGGAATCGCGTCACCAGTTCAAGTCTGGTCACACCACCAAAGACATTTCACATGAGGATTAAATCATGACGGTTATCGTGTACGGGAAGTCAACGTTTGCTGGCAATGCTAAAACTCGCCGTCATGAGCGGCGCAGGAAGCTCGCAATGGAGCGCGACACCATCTGCAATATCATCGATTCAATTTTTGGCTGCGATGCTCCTGATGCTTCTCATGAGGTCAAAGCCAAAAGAATTGACCGCGTTACCAAAGCCATTTCGCTTGCCGGAACGCGACATAAGGAAGTTGAAGGAGGATCTGTACTTCTTCCAGACGTAGCACTTTACGCGGCTGGTCATCGTAAGTGTGGGCAAATTACCGCTAGATAATTATTCAGGCAGCAGCAAGCCTCTCATCTAATCAGGTCGCAATGCGGCCTTTTTTATTGCCAAAATTTAAGGAATAACAACATGAATTCAGCAGATTTATCGAAGATTCTTGAGTATGAGCCTTCTACAGGAGTTTTCCGGTGGAATAAATCTAAAGGAACAGCATTGGCTGGTGATGTCGCTGGTTCTGTCAATCATCACGGTTATCGAGAGATAACAATTGATGGGAAAAAGCTACAAGCAAACAGGCTGGCATGGTTATTCGTTACTGGTATGTTTCCTAATGGCGTAATTGATCACATAAACAGAGTCAGGGATGACAATAGATTCTCTAATCTAAGAGATATTTCAGTTGCTGAAAACAATCTAAACAAATCCATTAGGTTAGATAATAAATCTGGAACATCTGGAGTTAATTGGGATATTAAAAGAGAAAAGTGGAGAGCCACTGGCCAGATCAATAGAAAGCAAAAGCATCTTGGGTATTTCAAAAACATTGATGATGCAATAGAGGCCAGAAGGATATTTTGCAGAAAATATCATTTAACAAGTAAAGAATATGCGTATGAAGTAACTGAGTAAGCGTATTTTTGGCAGCGAGACACAGAGGTGAATATGAAAAAGTTTAAAGGTACGCCAGGTCCTTGGAGCGGAAAGGATGTACGCATTTGCAGGCAAGATAGAGCTGGGTTGCAGCTTGGTTTTATCATGACCCATGACGAAAATCGCGTAGCTGAATGTGAGGCCAATGCACACTTGATAGCAGCAGCTCCTGATTTGCTCGAGGCTCTTCAATTGGCTGAAAAAGCGATGGCAGAAGGACGCAATGTGACTTATCCGGAGTGGTACGGGGTAATCAATAAAGCTCGCGCAGCCATCAGCAAGGCTCTTGGGGAGGAGTGATGGAAATAAATAAAGAGCAGGCATCAGAAATTATAAAACTTATCGAACAAGCATTACTTGATGGGTTTGATGATGAAATTCTGGTTTCGCTACACGAAAGTCTTACCAAATTTGTCAGCGAATAAGCACCTAATGACCATTTTAATAGTGGTCATTGTGAGCAATATCGCTCGTAACCAAACGAGGACGACGACTCGTTCTGGTTAATCGAAAAATCATCCCTTGATGTTATTTGCCGCTCGCAGTCAGGGCGGCTTTTTTCGCATACCAACAACGCTTCATTCGAGGCATTTTTGTTATGCAAATTAACTAAGGAGCACGCCATGCAATATCGTTTTGCCGGGTGGCCCATTGCTGGCTGCCCTTCTGAATCACTTCTCGACAGAATTACCAGAAAATTACGAGCCGGATGGAAACGTCTCGGTGAAATTCTTAATCAGCCAGGAGTACCACGCCATGACCATTACGCCTGTTAACGGAACAATTCTTGTTCAGCAAGGAAACAGGGAGTTCAACAAGCTATATGAGAAAGTATTTCCGGATACAAAACAGGGAATGTCTGATGCGTATACATGGGCTGCCGGAATAGCTCTTGGTTGGGATAAGTGGCAGGACGAAGAATGGGAGGCGCGTCATGTCGCATGATTTTGATGATGAAGAATTTATTGCTCTCATTTCTCCTGAAATTGAGGAAGAAGTGGAGCAGCAAATTAACTTAGCCGCAGAACGGCAGAATCCGGTTATTAGCTGGGATGAATTTGCAGGGTATTACTCATGAATCTGGATCAGTTAGATGAGCCGTTCGCAGCTGAAGATATCGAATGGCGAATACAGCAAAGCGGTAAAACACGCGATGGCAAAGTGTGGGCTATGGTGCTGGCTTATGTCACGAACAGGGCAATCATGAAACGCCTGGACGATGTTTGCGGCAAAGCAGGATGGCGCAATGAATATCGCGATATTCCCAACAACGGTGGCGTTGAATGCGGCATATCAATCAAGATTGGTTCT